CAGACGGCCAGCAGGGACAGTGCGGTCAGCAAGAATCGTGACCGGGCCCTTGGAGCCGTGTACCTTGATGCCCGTGAAACCAACGGAGCCGTACTTGGTCTGGCTTGCGTTGGTCGTCACTTCTTGGAAGTAGACCTTGGAGCCCAGTGCATTGCGCAGGTCTTCAAAGTCCTCAAAGCACATGAACCCGTAGTCTGGGCTGCCACCTTCGGCCTCAACCAAGGTCACAGCACGGCTGAGTGCCTGTTCAATGGGAAGGGTCGAGAGGTCATCGGACACACCACCAAGGCGCGTAGGGTTGGCAGAGCGCACAACACCGAAGAACGTCGCAGCAAGGGCCGATGCGCGGCTGTCATAGGGCAGCCATGCCTGCATACCAGACATGCACAGGCCACGGTCACCGGACCTGAATAGATAGTCATTGTCGGCAAAGCCAGAGATGGCTGCAGCAGAGGCCAGTTCAATGGTGCCAGCACCGGAGTCAACCGCAGCAACCGTTGTGGAGCCCGTGCGCAGCGACCCACCGGACTTGGCCGATGCGGCGATGACTGTCATTCCCACTTCAAAGTTACGGGCGTCCTCAGGAGAGGAGAACGTCACTGTGTTGGTTGAGATGCTCGCACGCTGGCCGATAGCACCCGTGCCGTCGCGGGTGAGGTCCACGGCAATGGCCTGGGACACACCGCTGATGGCATTGTCCATTTCCTCGGATAGGGCACGCAGGAATGCACCCTTGTCGTTGGATGATGCAAGGATCGTCTCGTTGTCCACAAAGCCAAAGCCATACTTTTTGACGCGAGTTAGTAAGAATGCCTTGTATTCGGAGTTGGACGACTGCGCCTGTGCCGTTGCAAAGGTGGCCGAGATGTTCTGGGGATTGCCATACATCAAGGTTTCTTTGGAACTGTCACCGTAAAAGCCTTCGTCCTTGGGCATAAGAGCCAGGATGGGCTTATCCGAGTAGATCAGCTTTTCGATCTTGTCCGGTGGATACAGGGTCTTCAGTGCTGGTGCAAAACTGGTGAGGTCAAGTCCCATTGTGGGTGGTCTCCATTGTTATAAGGAGACGCCACATCTGGTTATCTGAGCGAGGGCATCTTACTAAGCGCCAATTCCCAAATCTGCGCATCAGTCAAATTGCCCGTGTGTTCAGCCCGTGGCGTCTCGGTCCTAAATTTACTATCATTCAGACCAAATGGACGCGCTGGCTCTGTCCGCTGTGGCTCTGGCTCACCAAGACCAAGCAGCTTCTTCACCCGTGGGTTTGCGCTGATGGTCTTAAAGCTTTCTGCAAGTCGTGACTCGATGTGTGCAAGAGCCTCATCATCTGAGAGGATCTCACCTGTGGCGTTGTAGTGCTCGCTCATGTACGCCAACACATCATCATAATTGCCGAATGTGCTGACAAGATCATACCCTGAGCCTTCGCGTGACGCAAGGGACTTGAGGGCCTCAAGCTTGGCCTCTTTGACACGCATGATCTCCTTCATCTGACCTTGCGCCTGATCTTCACTCAGCTTGGCCTTGAGTGATTCAATCTCCTGCTTGAGTGTTGACACCGTCTTTTTGGTCTCATCCTCCGGGGTCATGCCCGCATAGATGTCTGTCAACTTGTCGTAGTTGAGGCCGAACCGCTCAAGTAGCTTCAGGGGCTCCCTGTCGGCCAGTTGACGCAGCTCATCGACTGAGCCCACCTGACCTAGTTTCTCTTTGATCTCCTGTTCCTTTTGCATGAGCATACGTTCACGACTTGTGAGGCCGTGAAACTTGGAGGTCAGGGCCTCCTCTTTCTTGCGCAGCTGTTCCTTGAGTTGTGTGATCTCATCCTGTGGTGTGACCTGTGCTGCGGCCTCTGTCGCACCTTGTGTAGCCTGTTGTGTAGCGGCTGCGTCTAGAAAACCCATAACCTTGCTCCTTTGTGTTGGTCGCTTGCTCGCATGTTGTCATATCAGAACATCGGCTGTTCTAACATCGCTGTCTCTGGCAGTGTCTGCATTGGCTGTTGCACCATCTCATCAGGTGTCTGGGCAGGGGCAGCAGGAGGCGCACTCTGCTGTGCCATTTTGATGAACCTGTCGTTATCATCCATGTATCTCCGAAGTAGTTCCATCCGGGCATCGTCCAGGCCGTTCAGTTTGCCCTGGTCGTAGTACATCCTGGCCACCTGGAAGTTCCTTGCGTGGTCTTCGTAGGGGTCCGGGGAAATGTACTCCCCGGTGTCTAGGATGGTCTCGACCACCTTGCGTGAGAAACGACCCCCTGCAAGGCGCCTGCTGATGAGTGCGGAGGTGTCGGGGAAGTCGAGTAGTTCAAGTGTGTCCGCAGGATCGATGATACCGGCCTGGGCGAGCTCCTGGGCAAACTCAAGTTGACCCTCTGGCTTTTGCGGGAACATGGACACGTTGTGGGGCTGTATGATGTACTCATCCGTCAGCATCTCGATGTCCTTCAGGTCAAAGGACTCAAGGCCATACTCCCTATCGTAACTCATCACCTTGCGCTGTGCTGCCCGGTATTCGGGGATGTGCTTGGCAAGCTCATTAACCCGCCGCACCTCACGCACCAGGGCACGGGCGATGTCCACATGGGCGTTCTGCCTGTTCTGGCCTGCTGTCTGGAAACGCTCAGACTCGATGTCTGAAAACTCACGCAGGGCCTTGCCGCTGTTCAGTCCCGCAGGCTTGACCGATGCCGATGCCAATTCACTGATGCCCACCTCACGGAAGGCTTTCTGATAGATGTCCTCAATGTCACGGAACAGCTGATCGGCGTATGGCGGTCTAGTCTCCTGCTGGGGCATTGTGCCCGAATACTCGACAATGGCGTTGGGGTCGTTGGTCAACTGGTCCTTGTTGACCAGGGACGACTTCTCAACATAGGTGCGGGGGTTGGCACCGCGCTTGAGGCAGTCCTGCCTGTAGGCCAGCAGCCCGTCTAGTTCTGCCTGATGCCCTGCGAGCATCTCAGCGATGCCGATGCCGTAGTAGCCAATTGGGGTCCACTGGTAGTCTTGTTTGATGATGGGAAACTCGAAGTCTGTGAAGTCCTCCTCCTCAAGGATGGCATTTTCAATAGCAAGGACATGACGCCCACCCGTGCCATCATCCTGGGGCAGGTGCCATGCCTCAACAACGAGCACCCTACGAGTCAGTGAATCGTAACTAGACATCAGGCCCGTGCGATTGACCTGCAGCAGTTCAATGCGGTCCTTGAGCGCAGGATATGCCTTGATGAGCGATTCAACCGGCACAGCCTTGATGCGGCGCATGGTCTTGGGCTCGCCGTCCTCGGAGTCTTCAAAGTCAACGACCACTTCAGACGGGTGGATGCGCTGCACGCACATCTCCACCTTGCCATTGCGGATCTTATGGCCCACCTGCACAAAGCCAGACCCTGCCCAATAGCTGTCCAGGGTCTGCTTCATATTCTGTTCATGGACCCGTGCCGACATGAACAGCCCATACAACATGCGCTCACCGCGCTGGGCGTTGCGCTGTTCCTGCCAGGAGCCCCCGGAGGTCAGGAGCCTTACACGCTCCTTGCGCTTGCAGATCTTGCTGTGGAGGGTGTTCACAGCCGACTGGACGACGTTATAACGCAGCTTGCCCTCTACTATGCGCTGCACGTCTGAAATGAGCCTGAGCCTCGAAACGAGGTCATAGGTGCTAATCTGGACGTTGTCCCGGCCAGTGTACAGTTGGTTGTACCGCTGCAGGGCTGTGAGCCGTGGGCTGTCCTTTTGCGTGATGGCCTTGACTTCATCGTACAGACAACGGGCGCAGTCATCGCCCTTCAGTTCCCACCATGCATCGTTGGTCAACGCCATGTTGATTTGCTCCTGTTCTTCAGGACCCGCTCCCTGTCGGCTATCAATTGCCGCTCTTGTTCATCGTAGTATTCGATTGTACCACGTTTAGGGGCCTGCATGGGTGGTTGCTCGCGGTAGTAGTAGGACTTGCGCCAAGCATACAACACCGCATCGGCACAGTCATTGGGCTGCCCAGGGTTTTCGACCTGCTTGCCGTCTGCCCAGGTCAGGGATTGCCACTCCTCGATAACGGGGCTGTCCTCAGTCACTTGTATCCTGGATGCCTGCATCTCTGAGTTGAATAGGTCGATGTAGAGGCGCTTCTCACGTTTCTGTGCGGCCTCACAGTTGATACCGTACCGGGCACGAAACTCCTCAGCAATGGATTTGCCCAGGCCCCCTTCGTCGATGACCACAGAGGTCACGTTGTGGGCCTTGATGAGCTCCTGGGCGCGCCTTGCGATGTCCGACATGAGCACCTTGCCGTGCTTCTCAACGTGGGTCACAAAGGCTGTGGGGCTGTCCTGTTCATGGGCCACGACGGCCAGGGCTGTCTTGTCCTCAAAGCCTAGGTCAATACCAAGGACGGTCTGTGCAAAGTGCGTGGGCAGGCTGCGTGCTACGTTGCGCAGTGGGTTGAACAGATAGACCATCTCATCGGAGGACTTGGCCCACTGGCCATAGTACTCGCGTAGCAGGACCGGGTTGTCATCGGTCCAGCCCCGGCGGCGCTTGAGGTCATCGACCCATGCACGGGCGTCCTTGAGATGTGGGTTATCAAATAGGGTCCAATGGAACGACTGCCATTGCTCAGGGTTGTGGTTGGCGCGGTAGAAGTATGATGAGAAGTCCCAACTTGGCGTCCCAATAATCCACAGGTCACCGTTTTCATCTAGCGTTGCAGGCTCAAGTATTTCCTCGATCAGTGTGTCGATATGCCCCCTGAACGACGCGCACTCATCCAGGATGACGGTGCGGTAGCTGTGGCCCCGCAATGTCTCAGCGACGTCCTCCTGGTTGGCACCTGCAAGCCAGACCTCGGAGCCGTTTTGCAATTTGATGATGAGTTCCGTCTCGGATGAGTCGTATCCCACGGACAGTTCATCGCACATGCGTTTGAGGCGTGTCCACAACAGGCGCTTGGCCGATTTACGGGTCAGCGCGATGTAGAGGCAGATGCCGTTGGGTCCTGACAGCGCAGACTCGATCAGTTTGACTGCTGCCAACTCTGTTTTGCCAGCACGGCGACTGCACCGGATGACCTTGCGTTTGGCTGGATGTTCTGCTGCTGTGCGTTGTGTTCTGAAGCAATGGTCATAGATGGATCTTAGTCGTGCCTCATATTCAAGCAATGTCAGCAGTTCGGTGTCAGGTTGCATGGTCGATGCGATGTTGGAGCGCATCGGTCGGAATCTCACCGCCCTCTGCTGGTTGGTCACCAGCTGCAACGATACTTTGCTTGATGCGCTTAGGGTATGGCTTTGACAACGACAATACTTTGCGTTTCATATCGTCGTCAAGGGGCATGAGATAGCGATACTTTGTAGATCCTTTTACTATTGTCACTCTAGGATCTCGCTCCATTCCCTTATATGAGTTACGAAAAGATCGTCCTTGCCATCTTTTGCCTAAGAAAATGTATTCATCTGACGCTTGTGAACATCCAGAAAAAATCCAATTCCCTCCTTGATAAACTCCGCCGTGATGGCCTTGTTGAGGGTCAGCAAAGCTAACAATCAATCGTAATCCAGGGTTTGACTTTCTAAGAAACTTTATTGCGATGCTTACAATTCTTGTGACTGTTGATTGATGCTTTGATAGGGCAATCCGAACGAGTTCACAACCTTGCTCCATTTTTAGACCATATCTTTTAACCAAAGATGATGTCGCCCCAACCCCAAAGATCACTACACCAATAAACTTATCATTTTCCCATACTCCAATCTTCACGAGTTTGCTTTTTGGGATGCACTTTGAATAGTGCCAATTTTCACAAGCATACTTTGCTGCGTCGTGCGTCGCCCAATCTATCCTTAAAACAGGTTTAGAACTCATGGCCGCAGCTCGGACATGTGACTTTTTTCTTCTCGTCAAGTTGCCCTTGGTCGTCTTCTGTCCCTGGTTCAAAATCAGGAGATCCGATACTGAGTCCAAGTTGACCATATTCCGACACGTTGAATCCAATGATGCTGATGTCAAAGTCCGCCTTGAGTAGGTCTTCAATCTCTTGGCGCAGGATTCCGTCATCCCATCCAGCGTTCATCGCAAGTTTGTTGTCTGCGATGACGTAGGCACGGGCTTGGTCCGGTGTCAAATGATCCAGATTGACACAGGGCACCTTGTCCCTACCAAGGCGCTTAGCTGCCTCCACACGGCAATGCCCTGCCAGAATGGTGTTCTTGTGCAGCAGGACGGGGTTAGTGAACCCAAACTCCTCGATGGACCGCATGACCTGCTTGATCTGGTCTTCGGAGTGTGTGCGGCTGTTTTTGGCGTATGGGATGAGGTCCTTGATCTTGCGCTCTGCTACGGTCATCAGTTCACCTGGACAAGTTGTTGCTGCAGCTGTTCGATACGTTCTTTACGCTCCCTGGCCGTCATCTGGTCAGGCGGTTTGACCGTGTGCGTGTGCGTATGGATAACCTCCTGGTCATCACGCCATTTGATGATGCTCTTGGTTAGACGGTCGAATAAAGCGCAGTTGAAATTGCGATTTTCAAGGTTTTTGATGCCCGTGTGCTCATAGAACAGGTGTCGCTTCATGTCGGCAATCTTGGCCGCATCACGAAACTCTGGAATGCTGTCCTGCCAGTGTCTGAACGTGGCGTAGGAGATGTTGACCTGGGCACAAAATGCGCGGGCAGAATATCCGCTGGATGCCATACGGATCAACGTCTCCGGGAAGTCGTGACTGTACTTGGTGAGGGCAACAGACTCCTCATCCTCGCCATTCATCGACGCAAGGCGCAGGCTCTTCTGCGTGGGCTGCGGGTACTTGTTCGGTCCTCCTGCGTCGTCTTCGAACAACAGGTCCGTAGGCTTTGGTGGCTTGGGCATCGTCTTCTGGCTCCGTGACAATGTACGGTATATTAGCGAATGGTATCACAAACACGCTGCCAATGTCTGCATCGTGTGGGCGCAGTGACACACCGATGCCGGGCAGCAGGGTCATATCGAAGTTGTCGGACAGGAATGTCTTGGCAAGTCTTGAGAACGTACCAGCGGGTCGCTTACCGTCCTTGGTCTCAAGTTGGATGTTCTCATAGGTGCATAATTTCTTAATCCGCATCGGCGAGTAGGTCCTCTAATAGGAATGGGTTGAACTGGGCATCGAAGGACAGGGCAAGGCCCTGGCTGGCACGGGACCGCCAAGGGTACAGGATGCGGTTGCCTTGGGGCACGGCGTCCTCGATAAGCTTGCGGCAGAATCCGAAGCTTCGGTATCCCGACTTCACATACACCCACCATACGATGCTGTGGGTGGGCAAATTGGTGTAGGCGACCCATCCAAAAAGGGGTTCGTCGTGCTCAGCGTCACACGCAATACTGATGCGGGCATACTGCAGCATCCTGTCGAACCGTGCACGCATGCCGGGCTTGGTGATGTTCTGGTCCATGCCTGTGTATTCGGGGGCTGAGGCTGCACCCTTGTAGAAACTGTCACGGCAAAAAGGATAGTCGCTGTCCTTGAAAGGACGGATGCGCATGTCAATTTGTTGTGTCATCGCGCTCGCTCAGTTTGTGTTGTCGACATGATACTATAGAATCACTGCAAATCAAAATAGCAGGCGTTGGGGGATGTGGTCATGGAAGGTCGCTGGCTCAGCCGCGCTGTGGGATGGACCAAGGCGCTCATCCCTGTTGTCATCAAATACGTGCCCCAACTCGCCGGGTGGGGCTCAGTTCTGTACGTCGCCCATGACATGGTGTTGTGGGCTTTGCAACATTGGGGGCTGTGATGTCAGTTGGTATTAAGGAAACAAAAGAAGTAGTAGCAGCAGGTCTTGCCATTATCGCTGGGCTGCGCTCAGCACTAGCCGACGGTGATGTGGACATCTGGGACCTCAAGGAGGTGCCCAAGCTTATCGGGCCCCTGAAGGTTGCTGTTGCTGACATTGGTCAGCTGCCCAAGGAGTTGGCTAACCTCGACTCCGATGAACTGGGCGAGTTGTACGCGATGGTCAAGGACGTGGTGCTTGACGCCACACCCGATGAATACGAGTTTTTTGTCGTGCTCGCACTCGACATCGTCAAGGGGCTGCTGAAGAAATCGGCCTAGTTTGACTGGCATACATGTAGGCACTAATAGGAAAGGGCACCTATGCAGGGTGCCCTTTTTTCATGGAGTGCATGATGGATATCATTATCAGTCAAAGTTGTACAGTATCGTCAAAGCAGGTTGCTGAGAAGTTTGGCAAAACACACGCACACGTTTTGAGGGATATTAGAAACCTGACAAGCGATCTTCCCGCTGAATTTATCAAGTGCAATTTTGGATTCAACAAAATCAAAGAGTTATATGCGCAATCAGAAACCACTGAATATGTGGATCTGTCTCGCGACGCATTCATGCTGCTGGCAATGGGGTTCACAGGGAAAAAAGCCCTTGCCTGGAAGGTGCGATTTATTGAGGCATTCAACGCGATGGAATCATCCCTCCGCAGCACTGCCATACAGTATGAACCATACAAACCGAAGCTACTAGACAAACCCAAGACCGCTCGAATCACTGAGAGTGTGCAAAAGATTGACACGCTGTTCGGCGAGACAATCTTCAAAAGGACTATGACCAGGGTCAGTGAGGAGATGCTGACACCAGTCGAGCGACTTCAGGCGAAGCGGTTCAATCTCATACTGCAGGCCGAAGGTGTCATGCGAAAGGTCAAGAAACTTGAGGCTGAGATCGACTACCTGCAGCAGCCGCCGTCACTGCGTCTAATCAAGCCGTCCTGATCTTAGCTTCAATGGCCCCCAGGATCTCGTCTAGGTAGTCCTTGACCTGCTTGCTCGTGAGGAACATCTCACGATGCAGGTCCTGCCTCAGCAGTAGCCTCACCGTCTTCGTGTCGATGGCATTGTCGGGGGCCTTGAAGCCGACGTACCAAAAGCCATCCCTGTTGAACACCAGACGATGATGCAGGATGCGCCTCAGGATGTAAGCCTTGATGCTAGGGGCTGTCTTCACTTCTTGCGGGTCTCGCGCAACAATGGGCACCCGTCCTCAAGGGCCGTGATGCGCACGTCGTGATGGACGAAACGCTCCTCATGCTTGATGAGGGTATAGGTCATATCCTTGATGCTGCGGCTTATCTCGCGCATGTAGTAGACAACGAGACCTCCAAACCCGCTCATGGCCAGCAGGAGCACAGGTGCCAAAATCTTGGTTGCCTGCCATAGCACGATCAGCTCTTTCAGTTCCTCTGCCATGGCCAGACCCTCCTATTGGGTATCTTACCACAGCGTAAAGATTTCTGTGAGGCAGTTACTTGACTACCGCACCTCGATAGGTCTGGTCAGGTCTCCCACCTTGAGGACCCTGCTACCGGGTCTGTTGAGGACCACACTGAGCACCATACACCCGCTGCGGTTGTCGTGGGCCATGGTGCCGAGAAAGTATGCATCTATGTAGAGGCGGGTGTTAGCTTGGTAGGGCTGGCAGTATTCGACGGTGAAGGGAATGCCCACGATGGCTGTCTCAGGGGCTGACAGGATGGGCTTGGGCGGTGGTGTGGGTGCAGGTGTGGATGTGGGCACAGATGGGGTTGGCGAGGCGGTGGGTGCAGGCTGTGGTGCATTGGCCATAGGGACACCAAGGAACACAGCAACAGCTGTCACAAGGCCCGCAAGGGCTGCCCAGAAGTATTTCATTAGAGCCCCCAGTCCACATCCAGAAACTTGACGGTGCCGATAACTTTCAAAAGCTCGGTGAGGATGCCTTGAGTAAATACCACGCAGCCCGCTGACCCAGGTCCCGCGTCATCGCGGTGGATGCCAAAAGCCCCACGGTCATCCGAGAATGTGGCATCTAAATCAAGCCACACCGGGCCCAGGCCGGGCCCCCACGAGGCATTCCAGTTATCCTTGCCCGCTTTCCACTGTGGCGCGCCAATGCGGTACCGACCTTGTGGCAGCGGCTCGCGATTCCCCGGCACCGACCTGGGGTCCTGGGGCCTCCTGAAGTTCTGCACGTCACCCTGACCCGACACACACGGGAAACTCTTGTTGCCGACCTTGAACAGTAACTGAAACAAATTCCCAGGCAGTCTCGTTGTGGTCTTGATAAGCTTTGCTGTGTCCGATGGTGTGGGCTGCGGCTGCGGTGCTGTGGCCTCAGGTGTCCAGTTCTCTGTTGTTACCACTGCTGTACCGGCATCCACATAGCGTTGCAGCAGCGCAATCAACTCTGCCTTGGTGGTCCATGTGTGCTCGGCTGTCTGCAGGGGGCCTGCCATGCCGCGCAAAACATTAGACCTGTCTCGGCGTGTTAGTGCTATCCATGTTACCTTGGGCTGCATCGGTGTCTTGTCCTTGTTCCACAGTTCAATCTCTGCCTTGCGACGACGATCAAGTCCTGCGAGCACCTTGCCATTGCCACCTTTGTTGTACAGGGGCAGATGCCGGATGAACCCGTCCAGGTCGCCTTGTCTTAGCCTCTGCGCTTGTTTTGTGTTGATGCCAGTATTGTAAAACAGACTGACAGCCACATTGAATTGGTTTTGGGTCAGGGATTTGGTCATCTTGTTGACAGCCGCTTCAATGACGGCAATTTCTGCCTGTAGTTCAGACTCCGCTTCACTGCGCGTTAGCGTGTCTGACAACATCACGGACTGTCGTCCATACTTTGCTAAGCCGTAGGTTCTGTATTTTGTAGTTCCGTAACCGATTGTTATTGGCAGTCCAGAAGCAGATCCTGGGTCCCTATAGGCCCGACAACTACCATCAGGCAATTCCACAGCGTAGCCTTCGAAGTGCTGGATCAGCTTTAACCCATCCTCCGATAGCTTCATAAGACCTCCCACTGGTTGTTGTCTATTATCTCATGAGACGGTATAAAAGGTCCAGCCGCTTCTTCTTCGATCGAAGCCTAGCGGTAGTCATACCGTTGGGGAGGATGAAGCGGTGCCTGTCATTAAAAGCTGCCAAGCTTGCGGGAAAGAGTATAAATCTGACCCCGAACGTTCAAAAGTAAGAAAATATTGCAGCAGGAATTGTGCATCTAGGGTCAACCATACAACTCACAAAAAATCTAAGTCGAAAATATATGCGGTGTGGCAGACTATGCACGCAAGGTGCGAAAACCCAAATAACAAGTCATTTACAAACTATGGTGCCAGGGGAATAAAAGTCTGCGAACGTTGGGGGGTCTTTGAAAATTTTTACAACGATATGGGCGACCCACCGTTTTTAGGAGCTCAGATTGATCGGATAAACAACCATAAAGATTACGAACCAGAAAATTGCAGGTGGTCAGATAAATTTGTTCAGATGAACAACACAAGAATAGCTATTCGGATCGTCTTCCAAGGAGAGGAAATGGGGTATCGCCAAGCATGTAGGCTGTCAGGATTAAATCCTGGTTCCGTATGGAGCAGAGCCAAAAGACTAGGTATAACAGTACAGCAATCTTTCGATTTTTCACTCATCTATAGACCTGACCCATCAAATCCGAACAATGGGGTCAAAAAAGCATTCGAGCAGTTAAAACAGAAACATAAACCTAGCTTGACCGATGTGTCTACCTAACCGAATGGCCCACGTTTCACACCGTTCCTGCGGTCGATATACGTATCAAGGGCCTTGTTACGGGCCAGCAGGCCGAGTTGTATGGTAGCAGGAGGGACCTCCTGATACTCGACCCTGTATGGTGCTACCGACTCGATCCAGACAATCCCATGGGCTGTGGCTGCGGGGGCCATGGACCCATAGTGGGCCAGTTGGCAATGATAGTTGCTGGCGTACAGAACATCGTTGCGCTTTGACCAGTCGCTGATCGTTTTCAAGTCGATGAGTGTTGTCATCAACTCATCATGATGCAACCAGTCCAGTTTGCCTTTTGTGTTGATACCGTGGTACACACCCCACACCTCCACCTCCGTGGTCGCTGTTGTGACGTTCCCCAACGCCATCTCAGCGGCCATGGTTTGGAAGTTGGCCTTGATGTGCTCCAATGCCCATCCGTGCTCATGCCGGATGACAATGCCGCCCTGGTGCTCGGCCTGGGCCTCTGCCTCTGCCTTGATGGCCTTCCCCTCTTTGAGTGCGAAAGACTTGACGTAGGGCATCACAACGTCCTTTGCGTGGTGCCATGGCTCAAGTAGGGCCCGGTGTACCAGGGTCCCAAACTCAGCCGCTGGGGACGGGTCCCGCTGCATCCACTCAGGCAGAGTGCCAGCCTCGATAAGCTTGCGCTCAAAGTGCCATCGCTCGAAGTCTGCGACCATGGCCCTGATGTCGGAGCCGCCAAGGGCAAGTGAGGCGCGGTAGGCATCAGGCTGCGTCATCGTGTTTATTTCCTAGATCACGTTTTTCCCCAACAGCACGGCGCAGGGTCTTAGGATGATATGGCAGGATGACACGGAAGTCCTTGGGGACCTCCCATGCACGACCGATGCGGACGGCACCCGTGACCCGGCCCTCGATCAGCCAACGGCAGAATGTACCGTGGCACACACCACAACGCGCTGCGGCCTGGGCAGCTGTCAGGAATCTCATTTAAAACCCTTTCGTTGTGGCGATGGGATGGACACCTTGGCCACCTTGGCCTTGGGGGACTTGATGCTCTTGACGTTGTTATACACCTTGCCCTGCCATTCACGCTGAGTGACTGTGGCGATGGCCTCAAGGCCGATGGCCTTGGCCTGCAGGATGTCTGAGTCAATCTCATCGTCTGGACCTAGGTCAACACCGGCGAGGGACAGAATCTTGCCAATCTTGCGCAGGCCAACAGTCACAGCACCCTCTGATACCGATCGCGCATGGACGTATGCACTGTCGAACAGGATGCGGCCATGGTGCGGGGATGTGGCGTTGTCTACCGTCCAGCGCATTGCGAACCTGTCGCCCTTGTCGTCACTCTCCGGGTCGCAGTCCGTGAGAACTACGGGGTACTCACCTTCGGGCAGGGGCTCATACTTCTTGTCGTTGTCGTCTGGCTTAAAGTCGATGTTGTTGCCGGAAATCTTGAAACCCATTGTGCTTGCTCCTTGTGTGCGGGTTGGTTGCAGATTGTATGTTAGACCTTGAGTGATGTCCAGAAGTCGGCTGCTGGATTTGCAACCTCATCGGGGATGGGCCACCTAGATTTTGCCACATATTGTGGCTTGTCTGTTGTCAGCAGCACTCGCGTGCCGTTGCCAATGGCCTTGTCGTCCTTGACCAGGACCTTTTGCTTCAGCAGGAACACCCCGTCCACCTGGGAGATGACCTGCGGGTGCAAATCTTTGTCGCAGTCCAGTTCAAACCTGTCATAGGTCTGCTGCGAGACGGGGTCCGTCACCTCACGCACCTTGGCGTGGGCGATGACTAGGACGTTCTTGCCCGCCTCTCTGAAGTTTCTGCCGATGTCGGTGATGAGCTTAGTAAACTCCTGCCGCCACATCTTTTTGGACCTGCCAAAGTCTAGGGCCTCAATAGTGGTCCAGCCTTTCTCGGCGCACATCTGGGCTGTATGGACCCGCTCCAGTGCTGTGAGGCTGTCGATGACCAGTGTTGAGAACTCTGCCTCTATGAGGTGATTTAGAGCTCCTGACAGCGTTGTGTCGTCTAGGGTGATGCGAGACACGTCAAGCAGGTCCGTGCCCCGCTCAAGGTCTAGGAACACTGGGTCTGGGCATTGTGCTGCCAAGGTGGTCTTGCCCACACCGGGGGCACCATACAGAATCGCGTACCAAGGGGACTGTCTGCGGCCTTTGATAATCATCGTGTCTCCATCTGTTTAAGAATGTGCAGTACGTCGTCCGCCGTGCCCGTGACCTGGGCCTTGCCGATGTGCAGGGTGACGGTGCGGGCGGGTCTTGTGGGCAGTGACACAGCCTTAGACTTAGACTTAGCAGCTTTAGCATGACGCCTTGCAATCCTGGCATCAGCCCTTGCAGCCTTGGCCTTGTTTTTTGCGTCAATTAAGTCGATTTTAGCAAACTGCTTGGCTATCTGAGATGCACTACGCCCCGTGTGGCGCATGATGACCTTGATGGCCTCATCCTTGCCCCTGGTTTGCCCTAGGACATTAGACAGGTTTCTTGTGATCCTCCATAATTCATTGGGTGGCTTGCCGTTGCGCTTCAATTGCTGCTGCCAGCGCAGCATCACTTCTTCTTCTCTCGCGTCCGTGTTCATTTAATCACCTCCGCTGTCTCACATATTGCGAGTGCGGGGGGATGTCAAATTTTGCCAGTCCGATTTGTTGACCGCGCCGCTGAAGTGTGGCAGTATTGGAATACCCCAGACGACCGACCGATAGCCGACCGACGGTGCCCGATTCCCAATCTCACAAATTAGTGCATCACTGTGTCGCGACTCTCTCACCCATTGTTACTGGCGCCGTTGCCGCTGTCAGGCCCCTAGACTGTGCCCCCCCAGACTCCCTTCCCTCCTGCACTCCCTCCAGTGCCCGGAGGTCTAATGGCTGTGCTATAAATTGATGCAACATAGCGTGACCCTCCGGGTACCGTTGGGCTGGTCTGGAGGGAGGGAAGTCTGGGGTGTGTGTACCTTCTGTGTACGTTTTTTGGCAAAAAACACACATGGTACACACCAAGGTACACACCTTTATAACAATGATAACATATACTTAAGTACCTACTGTGTACCTGTGTACCTTTATATTCTCAAACTTTATATACAAACCTCTTATGTTTGTTTTTTCCAAAAGTGTTGGACAAAAAAATGAAAAAAGGTACACGGACAAAAATGCTCATTAATGAGTCATTTGGAGACTTTTTATGTGTCCTGGATACAATGCTTTTTTGGGGCTATTTGGGCAAGTCGTTGTTTGTATACTGTTTTTTAATTTTAGGGATGAGTCAGAGCTACTTGGAATCGGTGTGCATACCTCGATCAAAAAGGTACACACCTCAATCCAATCGACGGTCCCAGGTGCATTTGTGCATTATTTTGTGGCAGATTCTGTGGATGAAAATCTGACCGATGCGGTTTTCCTCGATGCCCCCATCAAAGGGCACCCCATGATGGATCTGGCACGGCACTTGGCAAAGGAGTATGCCCAACAATCGGGCATTCCCGACAACGGCACCCCCTCCCTCAAGGACCAAAAACGGAACCGCAAGCTTGCGCTCAAGGCGCTTGCCGAGATGGGCCTCAAGGCTAGTCGTTAGTCGTTGACCACAGTGCGGTGCCCCATTTAGGGGAGTCCGTCTTGATGGCCACGTTGCGGACCCCTTTGACAGGGTTTGCGGCCTCTCTGATGCGCCCCCTGCCCTTTATATCAATAGCCTTGTCAGCGTCGCACACAGATGGCTGGAGGATGTGCAGCCGGTCCTTGATATCGGAGACCCCAATAGCATCGCCCTTGAGCATCCTTTTAATGGTCGAGTTGGGCACAAAGCACCCAGCCCGGTATTCCATGTTCTCAAGGATCCACCCGTCAGCGTCCAGGTGATAGTTGCTGATACACTCCTCTAGTTCCTGTTCATCCATCTTTAAGATGGTCTGCCCTGCTGCGAAGTATTCCAGCACAGCGGCGTCAACAATGTGGGGCCACCACATGTCCAGTTCATCGAATATTTCAACCTCGGTCCTCTTTATGCCGTCCTTGCGCGGGGTGGAGCACACCAGCCGCAGCCTGTCTCTACTGCTGTCCTGACCGTCAATGATGGGCATCTGGTTGCTGGTCATCCAAAAGAATGTATGGTTCCTGAACGTGCGGATGCTTTTGTATGGTGACCTGCCCGTTAGGAACCGATTGCCGGTGATGGCCTTCATCTCCTCAGTGAGAAACCTGCCCTTGCCTACTTCCTCGGCAATGACCATGCGTTTGCCTTCAAGCATGGCAATCGTGTAGTCCTCTGTCAGCTTTTTGGGCTTGATGTTAGGCAGAGCACACGGGCCTAGTTTGTGTGCGAGAAAGTTGCACAGCGTTGTCTTGCCTTCGCCGCCGCTACCATACCAGTATAGAATCTCACGTCTGGGTTCCGAGTCCCATAGCAAGGCCCCGATGGCTGACAGGAGACGGCGGAACATCGTAGAATCCTGCCCGTCAAAGTCTGCCATGTTGACGCGCAACGAGGTCATAAATGGCCCCAGCGTGTCCCAATTCCGTGGTCCCGTGATGCGCTTCTCATCGGGGGTGATGCCACACCTGACAAGGGGAATGCGCCTGAAGCAATACCCGCCGTCGTCGATGAACCCGATGGGCCTGATCTCGCCGTCAATGACCCTGTCACAGCCCTCTACCTTGAGGAACCCATCGACCAGGAACATGCAGTCCTTGGCTTGCTCGTTGGTCATGCTAATCTTGGGCAGCATCTGCATCTCGGCCAGTTCGGCTGATGCCACGGCTATCTGAAATATTAGGTCCTCACGCTCAAGGATGGACAGCTGCCCTAGGTCTTCCTTACGGTAGTATGCCAGCCCATCGGCGCTTTTGACGGCTACAAAGTTGGGGCTGTCGCGGTCAGTCTCGATGGCTGTCCCGTGCAGCATCCATTCCCTGAGTTGTATTTTGTGTTCTGCTTTTTTTGCTTGCGTATCAATCTTAGGTGCCATAGTATGTTGCTACTCCAATGGTGATGCCGTCATCAGTGGTCAAGCTCCTTAATCCTGCCGGGTTGGGAGCTTTTACTTTACTACGATCTCTATTCTGCACAAATGTAATGTTGATTATCTTTGAGCAAAACATCATAGCCTGGGTTGTCTTTTGTCTCAAAACACAGGGCTCTAAGATACTCCATTAGCATATCAATCTCTGCTGTTGTTAGATAATGCTCTGGCAGCTTTTGCGTTAATGTCGATTCATCGTTGTTGTTCTCTGCGTCATATATATCAGCCTGAAACTCAATTGAGGCGCAGAAAGTATTGATGATAGCCGATCTCACCGTCTTAGGTCTGACAACATACCGAAACGGGCCGTCACACTTAAGCGCCCATGGTGTTGGATTGTATTTTGGGTCATATTTTAGTTTTGACCCCAGGCGCTGCAGAGTCTCCCTAAAAGCATCAGTTTTGTTGGGTTTAAATTGTTGAGTGTTTTTGTCTTCTGTCATACAATACCCTTTATCATCGTTGCTATCTTTCAATGTGCTCCCCATCTGCACCACGCTGGTGGGGATTATTTTTTACCACCAATCGCAAACTGACATCAACCAACCCGCTCCGGCTGTCACAACTGAAATTCATTTGCAGTTCATTTGTATTTCACTTGCCATGCAATTGCACGTCATTTGCCACGCATCCGTGCAGTGATATACTTACTGCATGACCAAACCAAAACGTGACATCTATGATGGCGCTGTGCCTGCTAGCGACTACTACACGTCTAACGTAACACAGCCCAAACTCAAACTGAGTCACTTCACCAAGTCACAGGCACACTACAATGTGCAAGTACCGAAGGCCGACATCAGGCAGGTAAGGGAACAGGTCATCCAGTCCGAGATCATCGAACTGCTGCGGGACAGCGGCGCATGGGTCCACAAGGCCAAGGCGGTCAACCTTGTCGGTGACGGCATCCTCGCCCCCACGCAGCAGGGTGTGCCCGACATCCTGGCCTGCTACCGTGGCAGGTTCGTTGCTATCGAGGTCAAGGCGGCGTCCAAAAGGGCCAAGGTCTCCGGGGAGCAGGCCGCACAGATTGCAATGATAATCGAGTGCGAGGGCGTGGCCGCCGTGTGCTGGTCAACCGCACAAGTTGAAGCAATACTGCAGTCTATTGACAACTCCATCGACGGCTAGTACGTTGCGATGTATGAACACTGAACCCGACTATAAGCATATGTTCACTATGGTCCTCCTGCTTGCCTTGCTGCTGGCATTTTGGGGCACAGTCCTGTGGTTCATTCTATGAAGTACTTCATCCTATGAAATACGAAAAAGAAGTATTCGATCACATGATGAGCTGTATGAAGCTATGGCAGATCCACGTCTCAAGCGATGGGCGCTTCTGGGCAGGCCCCAGGACAGCCGACGGCCGCGTCACCGAGAACCACGTCCGGTCCATGCTGCGCCAGGAGCTGATCATCGCCTTCAGGCTCAGCGAGGCTGCCCGCAAGAAATACATCAACTCCCTGCTGGCCTTTGCCATCGATAAAGCCGGACGACTGGAGAGAGGTGAGGCATGACAGTCTACTGCCCCCAATGCAGCCATCCCTTGCAGCCTAGTGGCCGCTGCGAGCGTTGCGGGTGCCGTGACGCCCCGCATAGCGGCACCTGGGGCCGGTACTATGCCGACGTCGAACGATTCAACAGCAAGTCCAGGATGCCTTGGCTGGCCCTGGCTGCGTGTGTTGCGGTCATTGTGATGCTTTGGATATTAACAACATAAAGGAGAGAATATGAATGAGATCATCGTCAACGGCGTCACTTATGTGCGCAAGGCGCAAGCCTTCAGTAACCTTTCGATCATCAGGACGTACAGTGCCGGTGTCCACGTCGGAGAGGTCGTCAGCTTGGACGGTAAGACTTGCGTTTTACAAAATGCTCGCAGGATCTGGAGGTGGCGCGGGGCCAACACGCTCAACGAGATCGCCCTTCGCGGCGTCAACCGCAAAGAGTACACCAGGATCAGTGAAGCAGTGCCTACGATCACTCTCACAGAAGCTATTGAAGTTATCCCTGTTGCTGAGGGCGTTGATCTGTCGGAGGTCTGGAATGGCTGAAACTGATAACGACGGGGACGGGGACGGGTACGGGTCCGGGCACGGGTACGGGTCCGGGCACGGGTACGGGTACGGGGACGGGGACGGGCACGGGTCCGGGCACGGGTCCGGGCACGGGTACGGGTACGGGGACGGGCACGGGGACGGGGACGGGTACGGGGACGGATGAGAACTTGCGCCCACTGCGGCAAGCCTCTGCCGCCGCAGGCCACAGCGCGTCGCATGTACTGCGTGGGCCGTGAGAATCGACAGTGTGTCAACGAGAGGGAGCGCCTTGCTAGGCGCTATTTAGCGTGGCGCAGACGTGGGGAGGTCAAGTGAAGTTTGAGGACATCCTGCCTAAGATTCGGAAGGGGCGGAAGGCTAGGCGAGCAGTATGGCTTAGCGCTTTATTTCATAAAGACAGTTCTTTAGGGTTAAAGCAGAGCGATATTTTGTCAGACGACTGGGAGCTGGTGCCGGAGCCTAGGAAACACAAGGTCACCGTCTGCCTTTGGAGTGACGGTGTCGCACGGTTTCATGGAGATGTGTTCACGTTGAATCCCGGTGACCATATTGTTGAGGTCAAGGAGATTGAATGGGAAATGCCTGAATGAACCGACTTTCTATGCCCACCTGCGCGAGTTCATCCGGTGCATTGAAATAGAATACGGCACCATATCAGGCACCGAGATCCGAATGACGCTGCCGTATAAGATGTTCAACTATGCTTGGCGAGATATTGCTGATCTTGGTCTTAGGGTCTGCATTGACGGTACGCCAATAAAGAGTGTCTCATGCCATATTAGCGGATACGAGTGCATCATAGACCGAGGAGAAGGACCAGAGCCCGTCCGTGTTGCCGACTACTTGGTGCAAGGCGGCACCGCCGACGGCGCACCTGCGTCGGTATGGTTTAAGGCAACCCACCCAATCGGCCAGCAACTGGAGGGGGCTGTGATGGTGCCGGGGAGCGAGAGGATATCCAATGACCGAAAAGAAATATCGCCTAGCAGTAGCAGTATCCCACCTTGACGGGGATTCCCTTGAGTTTGCAAATAGCATAGTCCGGGTGCTTGATCGCTTTGATGCGGGGTTTGAAACGCTCAGTAACCGCAACATCGCCTATAGAGTCGAGAAAATTGACAACACCAATGACGCCATGATCGTTGCCACCTTGACAGTGCCGGATGCTTCAAGGGTGCGCCGGTACAACCTGGGTGAGGACTTCACCGAAGACCCCGAAGGGTTTTGGGTGAGGTGGGTCGATGTGAAGGATCTTATTTCCTAGCCCTCTTGTTCGCATACCGCACCAGCGCCATAAGCACCTCAGGATCTTCAACAGCCAGATCCGCAATGATCCGCAGGATCTCCCGGACGTCACCGATCTTGACGTTCGACTTGCCACCCTCTGCCTCAACGATCAGCTTGGTCAGTTGTTTGATGTTCATGATGCGCTCTTTTTGACCAGGACGTACTTCCAAATAGTGCCCACAAAGGTGTTGTTGTTGGTCGTGCTCGACACGATGAACCATACATCTGTCTTGGGCTCTACAACGATGGGCTCATCGATTAGATTGCGGTCGATAAACGATGTGCCCTGCGTGTCGATACTGTACGACACGATCTCCTGCAGCAGGCCCGTAGGACCGCGCTTGCGCAGTTGTATGGTACATGACCCCGCAGCACCCTGCGCGACGTTGACAAAGAGGTCCAGAATGAAGGCCTTGTCATAGTCCGCAGGGACGGTGAACACACCCGTCTGGCTGATGCCCTTGTCGGCTGGAATAGCCGACACAGTGGTGCCACCAATGCTGATAGTGATGGCCCCTGCGTTGACCTGTCCTGTGCCCGCTGTGGCCACCTCAAGCTTGTTGACACGCAGCAGCTGGGCAGCAAGATTGACCGGCGTGGTGCCGTTCATCGTCACGGTCTCGACGACTTCAAGATAGTTGGCGTCCAGGCCCGTCACTGTGACCGTGCGTGCCCCTGTGCCAGCTGCGGCATCATTGGCCGATGCTGAGACGATGGTCGTGGCAGCTGCTGCTGCGGGGAATGTGAACACGCCCCCTTGGGACCATACAAACTCCGGCACTGTGGCCGTGTCCACATCGGGGTTAGCCGAGAACAGCGTCATCTTTTGCAGGTCATAGTCGTTATCTAGGGCCGTCCTCCATAGCTTCGACGTCGTTGGATTCAGATAGTCCAGGTACTGCCTTGGTCTTGTCATTCAACACTCCTTGGAGCACCTGCACAGCCTGCTGCAGGGCTTGATGGTCGGCAAGATTGCCCATGTACTTTGCTGCACATTGTCCGAGCAGATTGAGTGCGTCCTGTGGCGTCATCGTAGCGTCTCCCATAGTTGAGGCGCACATTATATCCAGTGTGTTTCGCCCTGTCCATGGGGTGTCCTTTATGCGATGCGGACTGCGGTTAGACGACAACGGTAACGGGGGGTGCCGGCGGAGTATTCAGCCCTGACTTTGAGATAATGGGTGGTAGTAGTTGTGGGTCTGAATATTACCTGAGGCAGGCAAGCACTTGTGTTACTTGTTGCTGTTGGCGGCAAACAAGCAACAAGAGTGTCACCAAAAGTTAGGCCAGCACCGCTATTTCCTGATGTCGTGTTGATGCCTAAAAGGATGCTTTGAGTTGTCGATCCGTTTAGTTCTCCGTCGATATAAGCGGAAAGCAACCATACTCCTGATGTCAAAGATACCGACGCCCCATCTCCGTAGGTGGCTGTTGTCGGAAATGTAGTTATCGAGGTTTGTTTTCCCTCGACAACCTCCCCCACATGCCCCGCACTGATGGCCGAGCCGTTGGTCCTCCCCACGATCGCCTGCCCAGCGTAGTCGCTTGAGCCGATCTTGGAGGGGAGCCCTAGCGTCAACGCCCCAGCAGCAGTACTGGCAATGGCAGCCGCATTATTGGCCAGGATGTTAAAGCCCTGATTGCTCGTAGCACCAAAGGACAGAGTGCTGCCCACCGACTGCCCACCGACAACGAGGGCATTGGCCGATGTTGCGCTTGCGGTGTGGGAGGTCCAGCCGGAGATGGGGATCGAAATGAAGATAGATATGTTGTCGCCAGTGTTAAAGGAGAATGGCGCGGTGTTTGATACAATAGATGCCGCGCCTATCGCTAAGAATATTGATTTATTGGATCCTCCATCCATGGAGACCACGCCGCCGTAACCTGCACTTACTCCACTGTCAAGTCCAGTCCAGTATCCTATTGCCAGCCCTACGTCCGTTACATTAGGCAGACTTGAGTCATCAACAGTTAATCCAAGTCCATTAAGATATTGGGATTGGGTTGCAGAAAATGATCCGGCAGATGGAGAGGTGGTAAATGCAATATCTATAGCGCATTCAATGTTAGTTCCGTTTCGTCTCCACCTGCCTGTATATGTGGCGTTATTAAAACTCCCTGTGGGAGTGTAACTTGTCCAACCACTCGCAGCCGGCACACTCACAGTCAGCGGGGCTAGGCGGGATGATAGTGTGGCCATTAGGGTTCTCCTTAAACGTCATAGTACGGAATCTTGCGATCCGTACCGTTTACGTTGATTGTGATATATCCACGCGCCTGTGCTGGTAGCGTTGATGTTGCTCCGCTTGTTGCGGTTGTGGACGTCGCTGTGTTGAGTCGGTGGGTTGGCGTTGTGGACGCAGCCCCCAACGTCCAGGCCCCGGCATTAGTGCATCTAATCACTTCCTGTAGTGTTGCTGTCGATCCAGCCGAATGTGAGACGCTTGTCGTGGTTGATAAAGAAAATGCCGAGTTACCTGTCGCAGTTGCGCCCGATACTGTCAGGACAGATCCTGCTGTGTTGGCGGTCGAATGTTTCCAAGTCCCGCCCTCGAAGTACATCCCGTTACTTAGTAACGCCCCAGTGATGCCTCCATTGGTCATCATCAAGTTAGCAGTCTGGGATCCTATGTAAGGATAACTTACGGTCTGCGTGAATGAACTACCGGCAGCGGTCATGTAAAGACTGCCGGATGTATCAACCGTCAGCTTCGTCGTCCCATTCGTCTCAATATTGACGCCAAAGTTGTCATTGGTCCCGATCGTCATCGCAGCACCCAAGGTGTTCCCACCCTGGACTATGGCCTGATTGCTGCTACCTGGAGCCGATGACTGCACGACCCAGCGAGAGTTGACGCTGTCCCAAGTCAGGATGACCCAGGAGCCCGACACGTCCATCACAAGGGTCTCGTTCACAGCGTAGCCGTCGATGGCCTGACCCGTTGCGGGTGCGATCGTCAAGTTGTTGGTAGCGAAGGTTTCCCTGGCATCCAGAAAGCCAATAGACGCCTTGGCTGTGCCGCTAGGCAGTGTGATCGTAAAGCCTGCAGAGGTCGTGTTGCAGAGGTACAGCGTGCCCGCGACTGCGGGGCTCAGCGCCGTGCTGCGCTCGACGGGGTCGAGACCGCCGCCAATGGCGACCTCCAGGCCCGCAGAGTTGAGCCTGAACAGTCTGTCGTCCGACTTGCTGTAAATGCGTAGCGTGCCAGCAGAGGGGCTTGCAGGCGTCGATGCATGGGGTGCGTCGTAGTACGAGCTGATGATGGGGTTGGTCAGGGTCGGGGTTGTTAGTGTCTTGTCGGTCAGCGTCTGTGAACCTGATGACAGTACAAAATCGGCTGACGCCCCCACGTTGGGAATGGTGTAGGTGCGGTTGCCACCGGATGCCAGGGCTGTGATCTCGGTGTGGTTGCCAGCAGGGTTAAGATAGATGTTGCCGTTGGCACGCAGCACCGATGAGAACGTGCTGGCCCCACCGAATGTGTTGGTGCCGTTGAATGTTTTGTTGCCTGTGAAGGTCTGTGTGCCCTCAAGGGCAGCAAAGGTGGGGTCCGTGCTGAGGTCGGGGAACAGCCATGTGCGGGCACTGGCCTGTGTCCCAGGTGACAACACGATGCGGTTAGGTGAAGCCCCCAGGAACAGCGGTGTGGTGGCATCAAAGCGTACCGTCTGCGAGAATATAGTGCCCGTGCCGCTGAACGTCTGGTTAGCTGCCTCAAGCAGGCTGAACGTACCCGTGGCACTGACTGCCGCAATGTTGGGCATACTGTAGGTCAGGTTGCTTGCAGGATTGTTGGGCACATTGACTGTGATCTTGTTGGGCCCAGCACCGAAGGACATCTGGTTGGACGTGGCGGTCAACGCTACGGATGGTGTGCTGACCTCGCTCGTAAAGGTCTTGGACCCGCCAATGGACTGATTGCCTGAGGTCAGGACCAGCGTTGACGACACAATGCCGGAGTCCTTAACTGTGGACCCATCGGTACCGTCCCACAGGACCACAGCGTTGTTGGTCGTTGTGACTGGGCCTGAGATGCCGCCACCGCCGCCACCGTCTACAGGGTATTTTGCAAAGGCCATTAGTTTGCGTCTCCCTTGCCGAAGAACCATGCACTGGCTGAGCCTGTGCCAGCAGACCCAACATACTTGAGCCGCACATACCTGTTGGGCAGGTCATCCAGGTTGGCGATGTGGGCACCGGATGCCCCTGTGACGTTCAGCGTGGCCGACAGGCTGATCTCGGTCTCATCGGACTTGGTGGCCTCGTTGGACACAAAGACTTGGACCTCACCAGACAAACTGGACCCGTTGGACCATACAAAGGAAAAGCTTCCAGCCTGCAGCTGTGAACAGTCGATCCATTCTGTTGCCTTGGTCGTGTTGTCCAGGGCCTCACCGCTCCACAGTTGTATCTTGATGACCTGTAGTCCCATCACACCCTCTGTTCACGACTGGCAGAGTTGAGTGCTGCCATGTTACCGTTATTTTGTGGCTGCTGTGCTTGCTGTGGTTGCTTCAAAGCTGCCATCCTTGCAAGATAGTCTGGCTGCATGGCTTTCACAGATGGGACACCGAACAGTATACCAAGTTGGATGCGCGCTTGAAAGGATGCCTTCTCAGGTCGCATCAGCTGGCCCGTGACCTGCGTCAACAGGTCGTCATACATCTTTGGGTAGACGGCCTTGATGGCCTCCACAGTGCGGTGGTTGATGTTTCCATCGGACATCTGCCTGAGGATCACCTTGGGCTTCATCACAGCCTGCACATAGTCGCCGTAGTGCGACATCTCAACAGGGCTGGGCACAAAGTCGTCCGGGTACACACCGGGGTTGTAGGGGTCCTTAGGTATCTTGCTTTCAAGGAACGACAGGCCCCTGGTTACAGTGGTCTGCGTCTCGATGAGGAGCCTAGGGCTTGCCACAGCGTCCTCGCCAAGGTTGTCCATGACCCGCAGCATCAGACTCTCTGGGTCCTGCTGCATGGCTGTGAGTTTCTTGCGGTGTGCCTTAAAGGCCGTTTCGTCGTCCTGTGGCCTCTCGGTGGGCTCCATGCGCAGCTTCTCACGGATGATAGTCTGACGCACAGCAGGCACTGCCTTGCCAATGACGCCCTCCACACCCCCTATCTTTTTGTCGAATCGCACAAACTTCTCCGAGGCATTCTTGGCCATGCGGTCAAAGCCATCGGCTGCGGTCTCAATACCAGACAAAAACTTGAGTGCAGTCTTGGGATTCTGTAGTGCGCCGCCAATCATCATTGCAGGCACAGCAAAGGCAGGACCGCCGACAAGTGACCCAAGACCGAGGCCCTGTGCCATGCCCATCAGACTGCGCCCTGTGGAGATTTCAAGGCTCTGCATCAGCTTGGCAGCCACCTTCATCTCGATGGTGCCCTCGATCTGTTTCTCGATGTCGTCAATCTTGGCAAGTGCAGATTGCTTAGTTTCCATGACGGACTTATTGAAGTCGTCCACAGCTACGCGCTGTGCCTTCATGTTGGCAATCTGGTCATCAAGATACTTGGCAGCACGTTCCTTGCCTGCCTGCTGCGCTTGGTTGACAAGGCGCTTGCTGTTCTGATCGGCAAGCTTTTCGAGCCTTGCAATCTCATCATCCAATCCCTTGATGCTCAGGGGCTCAAGTTGTTCTGCGGCCTCACGCACCCCTGCCTTGAAGTCGTCCAGTGCTAGCTGTTTCTTGAAGTTTGCCGAATTGCCTGCAGACCTGATGAACAGATCCTGGGCGCGGTCGTTGGGGATACGCTCCCATTTGCCTTGCCTGTTCTTGCGGCTGATGAAAAACAGGTCATTGAAGTTGTCCACGCTGCGCCTGATGGTGGTCAGGATGTCTGCACGTTTTGCGACCGCTGCGCCAAACTCGCCGAATAGTTTCTCGTTAGTGGATGCGCGCCTCAGTTCACCCCATACATTCTTCAGCTTCTCTGCTGCCCTGGCATCAGCAGAACTGAGAAACTGCGGGTTGCGGTCAAAGACCTTGCCTTGCTCTGCGATCTGATTCTTGACGGCCACGATGGCATCATTGACATCGGTGATGGTCCTAGACTCATCAAAGATGCGTTTACTTAATTCTGCACGTGCGTCATCTAGCACCATGATGGCACCAGGGTCATAGACGTTGCCGCCAAACTTCTGATTGCCTTCGCGCATCTCTGCGGTCACGTCATCAAGCTTGGCAATGAGCCTGCGGGCTTCTGCGTCAACGGCGTCAAACTTCTTGAGCCGTGCGCCTTTCTCGGCCTTCTCAAGCTTAGTGCCCTTCAGTGCTGGCCGGTACAGGATGCCTTCGATGCCCAGGTCATCTGCTAGTTCTGCCTCATCTGACCAGTCCTCATCGAACCGCTTGAATATGGCCTTGTCTACTTTGCCAATCTCAGCATCAAGCACGCCACGCTGCACCTTGGCCGTCTGGCTGGCAGCCCTCTCCAGTTCATCGGCCACCTCGATGCCAGCAGTAACTGAGTCAGAAAACTCCTTGGTCAACTGCTGCGGGTTGTTCATGTACTTGACCAAGGTGCGTCTGCCCTCGGCATTGTTGCGGGCAAATATTTCCTTGGTCCGTGGGTCGATCTCGATGCCCTTCAATGAGGCATCAAAGTCGCCCCTGGATATGGCAGACAGGTTGCCATACTTTTCTGTGACCCATCCGGTGAAGTCCTTAATGGTCTTGGGCACAAACTCAGTCTTGCCCGCTGCAGTCAGTGCAGACGTTGTAGCGGCCTTGGTGCCCTCCAATAGACCGCGCCCAGCCACCGACAGGCCGCCGCCGAATAGTGCGCCCAGGCCCACGTTGGCCACGGCCTTTTGCGCTGTCAGTTCGGGGTCTGCCAGGGCCATCTCGGAGACGGTCTGACCGGCACCGATAGCTGCGCCCTCTACTGTGCCGCCAACGAGTGCGCGCCCCATTTTCTGCACTGCGGTGAGTTGTTGGGCCCCACGGCCTATCACGCTAGCAGCCTTGGCACCTGCTGCTGTGGCTGCTGCCACGGGTGCTATCGGTGCTGCAAGCCCGGCAACGCCCCCCGCAATCTCACCAGCGATGGACGCTGTGGGGCTGACATCGCGCACCTCACGGGCAAACTCGGCCGTCTCCTGGCCCAGGCCAGCCCTGATGGCCACATCGGACAGGCCCAGCGTTGCGCCACGCAGCGCACCAAGGCCCGCCGCTGTGACGGGCATATCGGCCGCTTCTTTACGGATAGCTTGGATCTCGGCCTGCGCAGCCTCACGGTCCTCTGCAGATGTACGGTACCGTACACCCATCTGCAGGGCCTTAGGCATCTCCTCAGAGTCCAGATCCCCAACGGTACCATCGGGCAGTGTGACAGGGATACGTATACCTGGGCGCAGTTCATAGTTCCCTGAGGTCAGGGCGTCGTTGACCAAGTTGTCAGCGACATCGACTATGACCTGTCTGCGCTTGTCTAGTAACCTCATCGGTTGTTACCTTCCAGGCATGACGTTAGCAATGCCTGTCTTTTGCTTGGGCTCCTGGCCCCGTGGGGTGAAGCTTGACAGCTGTGATGTGTTGTCTGCGCCCAACGGTTGCTGACTGATGACAAGGTTTGCAGGCACACCGAATGCTGTGGCCCTCTCAGTGAACCGCTGGTCAAGCTTCTGTTTGCCTACCATGGCCGCATTGCGCAGTTCTCTGGCTGCCTCGACAAGGTTGGCCGTCTGTTCTGGCGTCATCTTACCTGAAATGGCTTTCTCAGCCTGTTGCTTGAATCTGTCCACAACGGACCCGGCCTGCATGGTCAGGTTGACCTCAGCCTCACGCACGACGCTGTTTTCGTCAAGGACACGGTTGAATGTGGTGATGAGGCCCTGCGCTGCGTTGGGGTTGGTCTGTGCAAGCTTGGCTAGGTTTTCCATTTTCTTGTATGCTTGGTCAATCTTGTTGTATGACTTGATGCCTTCGTTACCTTCGTATGCCGATGACAATTCAGACACAGCCTTGATCTGGGCATCAGTCAACGGTGCCTTTTGGACGTTCTTCGATGCAAGGTCAAACAGCTTGCCCATGGCCTCGGCCTTGGATACTTCCAACTGACCGATAAGGATGTCGCCCTTGGCCCTGGCCTCCTGTGTGCCATACCGGTCTGCTATGAGTTTGATCTTGTTCTGTGCCGCTTCGATGGCCAAAGTCTTCTGTGCCAACTGCGCATCGACCTTGTCTTTGAACAGGTCTTTGACATCGGACAGCCCTTGACGGGCCAGTGCTACCTGATTCTGCTTGTTGGTGATTTCTTCTTTCTGTGCGGTGATGTCATCGTCGATCGCGCCCTGGATGATCTTCAGTGCGGCATTTTCTGAGCCCTTGGTCAGGCCCCGTCCTAGTTCACCGAAGGCAATGGCAATACCTGCCATGATGCGCTTGCCTGTGCTGCCACCAAAGAATCTGTCAGGGTCAATCTTAGCCTGTGCATAGTTACTGCGCAGTGTTTCAAGATTGCCTTGGGCCTCAGCTATGCGCGTGTCACGCTCCTGCATGTCACGCATGACCTGATAGTTGATCTGGTCCTGTGTGCGCATCAGGTCGATGGTTTCTTTTTCCACCTCCTGCTGCATTTTGGTCTGGGCATTCAGTTGTTTCTGGATGCCAGACTGTTGCATCCCAATGCCCTGTCTGATGTCATCGGCAATCTCAAGACCCATCTTGTTGAGGCCGGCACTAGTTTGCGACTGCACCTGTGTATCCACACTTCCAACGGGCCCTGTGGAAACCTGCTGTGCAGGCTCCATGTTCAACTGCGTGGGACTGGTGGCACTGTAGGCCGCAGGTTGCTCCCACAGGGGCAGGTTGGCCTGCGCCGGTATTGTATTGACCATAGGGGCCTGTGCAGCAGACACTGGGGTCATTGTGGGCTGCGCGGGTGGTAACACTATGCCCTGCGGCCCTTGGCCCTGCGTCAACACCTGTGACGGTGTGGATGCGATGAGATTTTGGAATTGCGCGGCCTTGTCCTGGGATAGCCCCGACTTGGCAATGCGCCCGCCTGTGTCCGTGAGAAAGAACCTGTCGTCCTGGCCTACGATGGGCATCACTTGCCCTCCAGTTTGGCAAGCCTCTGGTTGATATTGGCAAGGCCAGATAGTGCGAGTAGGAACCCACGGGCACTGTCTACCATCATACCCTGTGGCGTGTGGACGACTGCAGTGCGCCCCATTTTGGTCTTGGCAAGGTCTTGAGCCATAGGCCCGTACTGTGTGCCCTTGGCTGTGCCGGGCTCAGTGGGGTCCTTGTAACGGTAGCTGTTGTCGGTCAGTGCCGCCAGGAATGACTCTGTCTCGTTGTTGGGCTTGATGTCGGTCTTGCTGCGCTTGTCGGACCTTGTGAGACCAGCCCCAATGCCAGCGCCTGCGGCGCTCAGCACGGACCCAAACATCCCGGTCTTGCCTTGGGTGATGGCCTGCTGCCTGCCCGTCTCGCCTGTGTACAGTGTGCCTAGTCCTCCAAGTTGTCCTGCAAGTAAATTGGACCCAATGTTGGCGTAGGCCAGTTGACCTTGCTGTTGCAATGTTGCTGCGTCCAAGCCCATCTGGCTAGTGAACATATCGGCCTGCAAGGCTCGCTCCTGGTTGCTCAGTGCCGTCTGCAGGTCAATCTGTGCCTGTGACTTAGCAATGTCGGCATTCAGCCCAGCAAACTGCCCTGCACCGGACTGGTAGGCATTGATAGCATCCTGTATTGCCTGCTTGCGTGCTACGTCCTGCTGCAGGTTAATCTGGCCTGCCTGGATGGCTGCCTGCCTTGCCATCTCCTCCTGTGACAGTGCCCCTTGGGCGAATGCTTGCTGTGCTGCCTGCATCTCCTGGGCCCTGAGCATGGCAGCCTGATTGACAGCGGCCTGCTGCATCTCAGCGCCTTGCATCTGTGCGCCGCGCATAGCGGCCGCATTAAAGCCCCTGGCTCCGGCTGCTGCCATCTGTGCCTTGATGGCTTGGTCTACTCCGGTCTGCATCTGTGCCTGTGCCGCTGAGGGGCCCTGGCCCATGGCTGCAGCACGCAACAGGTCAAGACTCTGGGCAGTGTTGGCACCACCTTGCTGTGCGGCCTGGAGAAAGGCCAGTGTGCGCGGGTCAACCTGGCCTGCTGCGTCGATGTTGCCCTGTGCCTGTTGGTTGGCCTGCCTAAAGTCGCCCATGCCCTGCACTGGTCCGATGTTAGTGGCGCGTAGCCTTTGCGCTGTTACTGCCTGCGGGTTGTAACGTTCAACTTGCTTGCTGAACATCTCACCAGACCTTGCACCCATCTGCTGTGTTACGTTGCGCATAGGGGCCTCATCGGCCTTGCCTACACGGGTGGGGTCAATGCTCGACAGGTTGCCAGTCCTGGCCTTGTTGCCAATGGCCAAAGGAACAAACCCAATGGGATTGATGGCAGCTGCGACGTTCAGACCCTTTTGCAACAAACTCATACTGCCCTCCCTGTCGCTGCCCTACGTCCTACGCCACCGATGGTCCCAATCTCAGCCGATAGTCCCGACACGGTCAGACCCTCATTGTTGGCTGTGTGGCTCAGCTGCATCTGTATAGTCTCGCACTTTTGCACACTGGGACGTATCTCGATCTGCATTCTGTCACCCGATACTGTAGCAGATTGTGCGATGGTCTGCGTGTCTGTGGCCGTATTATTCCCGTCAAAGAAATTGGACACGGTGATGTTGCCGGATGCCGCTGCGGGAGGACGCCCACGCACCAGTGCTCGGTACATGCGCTGGTATCCTTGGATGCCTGACAGCTGCATCTGCCCCAATTTGATGCGCTGTTCATAGTTGCTGCCATTGTCCTGCCAAGTGCCAGCGGTCAGCTTCAGGATGCGCGTTGTGGTCATCAGATACAGGGCACCGTCGTGGTAGTCGATGTCTACAGGGTTAGTGACTGTCCACCTGTGCCATGTGCCTGTGGACATGTAGTAGACCCACAGGTCCGTTGTGCTGAGAAAAAAGACCCTGTTGAGCACCGGGTCATAGGTGGACCCGATAATAGTGCCCTCAGTCTTGTAGAGGGGCTGGCCGATGAACTGCACCGACATGCCCCGGTCGAGGATGTGGATGCCCTCCTGAGACTGAAAGAACACCCCCTGGGGCGTCTCAACAATGGACCGGGAGTTGATACAACCAACACCATTAGACACCGGCTGCGCCTGCGAAAACGCTCCTACAAGGTTTTCTGTGGGTCCGTCTCCCACGATGACGTACACGCCAAACTGTTTGAACATGATCAGCTTGTCGTCGATGCCTGCGATGCTTGTCAATTCACCGTAGTTACGGGGCAGCTGCACCTTGAGGAGGTCCGAGAACTGCGGGAAAAAGCCCTCACGCACTTCTTTGGAGAACCACACCGTATCGGTTGATCCATACTCAAAGGTCCACAGTCTGTTCTTTACAAAGGCCAGGGCCTGTGTGTACGGGGGCGCGATGTTCTCCACCGTCCCGCCTGTTGTGTACAATAGTTTGTTGGTCACCAGTGTGGCATCAGATGTGTTGTCAGTTATCGTTATGGGGCTCGTTGGTGTGCTCACGGACAGGTCATATGTGCCCACAGCGGTGCGGTAGAATATGGTACCAGACGCAGCAGTACGGTACACGGCTAGTCTGAACTGCGGGTAGCTGATCCAGCCTGGAATGCGGTGGACAATGGTATATTGACTGTTGCCCGCAGCTGCATGCGTGACTGATGTGCTTTGAGATGGGGCACTCTCGATCAGATTGCCTGCATCGTCGATAAACTCATACACAAGGCAGTATTGATATGTACCATTGGCGACGTTACCTGCGCCTGCGTTAGTGAAGCTAACGATGGGGTCCGGGTACAGGAAAAAGCCCGCCTCACGCAGCCCAGCACCGGAGATGTTGTAGACGTTACCTGCTGCGGCAAATATGCGATCGGCAATCTTGAGGGACTTGGACCCACGGTAGTATGTGTCAGCCTCGATGGTCAGGGCCCGCAGCACATAGATAGATGATGCTGAGGTGGACAACGTCGATGAGTCGCTGCGGGTCTGCAGGGGGATGAAGGCTTTGGTGCTGTCCAGTATGTTCAGATTGACCATGGGGCAGGCATTGCTGCGGCTGGAGTTGGCCGATGTATGGTACGGGTATGCGGCACCATACGCGATGGGCCCATGGAATCCAGGGGACTTTACAAGGTCCGATGGGTTGCCGAACTGCACCAGTGCGTAGCTGTTTTGCAGTTGGTACGTGTCCTCGGACTGGTGCGAGATCATCACAATAGGGTTCTGGCCCGATGCCACCTGTGTGGCCTTGCTCAGTAGTCCTGCCCGGTCGATGTTGCGGCCAATACTGTTGAGTGATGAGCCCGATGCCTCATAAAAACGGATCTTGCGCTCCCATGTGTCCGTGCGTGTGGCATTGCCAGACTCTGCTGCAACAAGGACTTGGGAAGGTGAACTGGTGGCCGCCACGGTGATGGCCCAGAATGTGTCTCCACCACCCCCTTGGTCTGCTGTCTGTTGCAGCACCAGGGATGAGTTGTAGCGGAGCATGGAGACCTTGTTGCCAGCAGACCGCAGTAGGCCCAGGCACACATCCTTGGCTGTGGCCGTCTGGATGCGCTGTGTGACGCACACACGCACGACGTTGGTAGCCGAGGTGGTCACAGTGCCGAGGGACGCGCCTGTGGACGTGCTGCGGCGCGATACAACGATGTTGCCACCGGACTCATAAGCCAGGATAAACTCACCCGACTCACCGTCGCAGGCGTCCCAATTGGCCGCTGTGGACACGGCCTGTATGAGGCTGTTGGCCGACACCCCTGAGGTGGTGAACGTGACCATATTGATGCCGAGTGTGGAGGTCGAGTAGAACAGCACCCGGTCGGCAAGGCACTTGATGGCAATGATGCCATTCAACGCCACGTCAAAGCCCGAAAACTCGACGTAGGGGGACGTCAAGAAAGGGATGACGTTCAGCTGTTTGTCAAACTTGTAGACCCTGGCCGTGGTGTTGCTCGCCACAAAGGCTAGCAGGATCTCGCCCGTGGTGGCGTTGGTGTAGCTGTCATAACTGCCAATGGACCCAAGGTTGTATCCAAGCAGGTCAACAAGTTTGGCGCTCAGGTTGCCCATCACAGGCTTGATCTGGCCGATGTTGGCGGTGTCTTGGATGACAACACTGCCACCTGCACTGACCTGCGGCATGGACACATAGTTGTTACTGTAGATGACCCCTTGGGCACCGTTGCCCTCGACCATTACCAAGGGCGTGCGTGTCAAGGTAACATTGGATGCAAACCCCGGGCGCTTGGTTATCTCACCGGATTCAAGTATTTCAGTGTTGACGCCGTCTGCCAGTTGGTCCGGGTCTAACAGCAAGTCGGGCCTAGACTTGTCGATGCCCTTGGTCAAAGGGAAGGCTACGGTTTGTTTCTGTAGCGGCATAATCCCCTCGATCAGAAGAACATCAGTGTGACGGTCTGTGTGCCCGATGCAGTTCTCAGCATAGCATATCTGCGGGCATCGGGGTTAGTCGCAGCATTGTCTTCGTACACGTCAACCGATGCCGTTTTTTTGACCACAACGACACCCCGGTAGATGTAGCCAAGGTTGTGTGCAACAGGGTTTGCTGTGGTGGTCAGTGTGGCCGTCACTAGTCGCGCTGGTGTCGTGGGCAGGTCGTTGACCTGTTGGATGGAGAAAGCAATGGCCCTAGCAAGGTCATT